GCAGTACGCGCGAGGATAAAGATGGCCGACTCCGAATTAGGAATCATACCCAGCTCACTGCAAATTACTGCGGTATAAAGAGCTGCATTCGGATGAACATCCTTTCCAGCTTCCTTCATCCAACGATGAAGCTGTTCGATTCGAGCGTTCGCGTTAGGGAAGTCCGCAGCGATAATCTCGCGCACACGGCTCCATGCCGGATCGATCCGATCCTTGAAGAACGAATTGCCGAAGCCGGGAATCTTCATGCCAGCACCAATGGCCGACTTCAAAGCTCGCTCATCAAACCGCTCGTAGACAAATCGAGCAGGTCCAATCGGGCCGTGAGCATCGCCCAAGGTTAGGATTGCCGAAGCAATTCCATTCGTAAGCTGCGCGCTTCCAAAAAAAGCGTTTACCGCAGCGCCGGAACTAGAGTTCTGATTGTTCCGAGCCGCCATGTCATGCGCGTCAAAGACAGCCTGAAGCAACTCCAGTTTTTTCGGAGTCGCATCAGCCAGCGCAAAGTCGATGTTGAGGTTCAGAACCATTGCGAGAATCCACCGCCATTTAATCCTACACCGACCATGCGTATCGTCGCGACAGCATCGCCCAGATACTGCATCGTCTGCTCCTGCACAGCTTGAACAGCTTTGGCTTCGTAGGCCACTGCTTCCTGAATCAAATCGTTCTCCTCCTTACGAATCGCCATGACCATCAGCTTGATGGCATCAGGACACGGGGGGATGAGGTAGTCATTCACGCTCGTCGCGTTGATGTGGCGCATCTTCGCCATGACCGTCACCGGCTTATCCTCGTCGTTGTGGCAGCGGTCAGTCAGTAGACTGCGACGGTACTGCGGCAAAGTTTCATCAGGGTCGTAAACTGCCAGATCGAGTTCGGAAAACGCAGTCGCATCATACTCGTACAAACGGCTCGCGGTGTTCGTCGCCTCGCGAATTACGCCGGTAAGCTGCGTGAACTTCTTGGTCGATTGAGTGTACGGCAAAGCGAGCGTCAGCTTCTCTCCGTCAATCCATGCGCCGCCGGACTGCGTTCGAATCCACTGACCGTTCTGATCGACTCCTTGTAGGGTGATGGTCTTGCCGACATCCGAAGCGTCGCCAGGGTAGACTCGAATGTAGCTGTTAAGACCGCCAGACATGTCGCGGTAAGAGACAACAGTCCCACGGTCAACAAGCTGCTTACCGACGCAAGCGTCTCCTGAGTTGAGCAGTCCATAGCCGGTTTCCTGAAACTCGAACCATTGATTGCGAACGGTTCCGACTCCGCAGCAATCGGCGACAGCCTCAATCGTCTCGATCTGTCGCGGCCAAGTGATGCAGCCACCTACGGTGTGAATCGTGAAGCGTCCGTACGCTCCAGCCCACAACCCTTTGTGTAGAAGCCTTCGACACGCCTGATTGATGTAATCATAAACGCGCTGATCATCGACACATGTGCCGATGACCCGAGCGATTGTGGAGCGAATGTCCTGAACGATTAGCTTCATTTGGTGTAGTAGACTCGGGCAGTTCGCTTGATGAAGTAAACACCGTAGAACGGCGGCAGGTTGTTGTGGCCAACAGCATTCTGGCTGTCATTACCAGTCTTGTCGGAGGTTGTGGTTCCGATATCTCCGGTCGTAATGCTCGGGCCAGCACCGCCGCCACCGCTTCCGGCAGCACCTTGGAGGATTTGCGTCGGGTACGATCCGAGTCCACTCCATGACTTGTTAACGAGGTAATAATCGTCGTTTGCAGGCGCAATCAGTTGAGCGACACCGTGAGTGTGTTCGTTGAATGCAGTTTCGGGAACTGTCAGCGTGTGCTTGTCCTCGCCAACAACAGAGGTAGACGTAGTCGTACCCTGAACGGCAACTGCACCGCTTCCGGCGAAAGCTCCAACGCCAACCGGGAATCGGGCATCAAAAGCCGTATCAATCTCCCACATCGCGCCAGAATACGGATTACCAGCATAAGCGGTTCCATCGCCGCCGTCGTAAGAAAGAACATCCGTCGTGGTTCCAACAAAAATGCGACGCTCGGAACTTCCGGCCGCAACCGGATTTTGGCGCGTCCAATAACCTCCATTGAACACCCACCAGAAACCGTTGTTATCCAGCCACGGATAAATCTGATTGTTCAGTGCAGGAGTCGTCGAACCAAAGTTGAAGAACGAGTTTCCAATCGCACTGTTGAACGTCGCCTGAGTGCCACCAATGATGTCGTTAGCCAACTGCTGGTAGTTGGACGGACAATATCCAACCGGAAGGCTTGGAGCGGTAAGCGTGATGAGCGTTAGATTTGGCATACTATTCCGATGTGTAGAAGAGTGGGTTTATGTCGCAGGCTTCAAGAACCTTGCATCCTTGGAAAGTCCGGCACTCGCCGACCGCAGATTCCTGAACGTCGTAAGCGTGAACTCGAATGCTCTTGATGCGGCAATAGCCTGTAATTGTCAGACTCATCTGCACTTCGTACAGATTCCGAGTCGGAGTGCTGATCGTGGAATTACACGGGATATCCGCAGGTGTCGGCAACCGCATCTTTGGCCGATATTGCGGCTGAAAGTTGGTAAGCGGACACAATCCGGTTACACACTGATCAACAATCGCGCACTCGGACCAATCCGCCCATTCAAGCCATCCGGGATATTGGTCTGGTCGGTACTCGACATTGAACGAGACATTTCCTTCAAGCGAATCGATGAAGATGTCGCCCGAATCAAGTCGCTTCAATCCGAACGGAAGCTCGAAGTTGTATGCGCGAGTCTGAACCAGCCACCTAATCTCCTTCTTAGGATCGGACAGATTTGAATCAAACTTGTTGGACTTGGTGATTTCCCAAATCTGAATTGAACCGTCCGATCCGCGAGCGATTGAAAAGCATCTGTCGCCGTAAGCGTTCTCGGTCTTAACGATCTGCAACACGTTGAGTCCGGTCCAGATTCCAGCCCAAGCAGGAGGAAACTTTTTCCGCATCGACGTAATCAGATCAAAGTCGAGAACCATCAATGCCTGATGCGTGACACCATCGGCCCTATACCGAGGTTGGCCAGTCATCAGCAGTCGATTGTCGAACACGACGGCAGAGCTGGCCCACAGCAAGTTTGTCTGATCGTTGTCTGTGATGTTCAGGATTTCGTTGCTGATGGGTGTATTTCCCCAATCGTTGAACGAACGGCGAGCGATGATGAACGAGCGAACGCCATCGACAGCGCGGTAGAACACATCGCCATTGACGGTGATGGCCGAACGAGAACCCAACGCGCCACTCGTCAGCAAGCTGATGGCTTGAATCGGATAGTTCAGGTTCTTCCAAGTATCGCGGTCTGTGGGAGCTTGGACGCTGAAGACGTAGCGAGGCGTGAAAATGAGAAGCGGTCCTTGGCCAAGCGACGTATCTGGATTCCCTGGGACGGCCATTGCCGTGATGCCTCCTGAATCAGACGGAACCGCGAAGTCTCCGCCCTCATTAAGGAAGGTGTTCTCGGTTTCCTTGAGAACACTGGCTCGCGTTCCATCTCCATAAACAATGTCAGTAGCGCGGAATGAAAACCCATCAGGAAGCGCGTACCAGATGCGGCCATTGACGTAGGCCATCATCTTGCCGCATTTGATTTCATCATCAGTGGCGCGGCGCAGATTCGTTCCATTAAAGATCAGCGGCTTGCTGAATCCATCCTGAATGACGACAAAGTTCTCAGCCTGAACCATCCAGCCATCGAGCAGGTTGGAAGGGTTTTCAAGGCTCGGAGAAACCGTCAGATTCTGAGCGTTGTTTTGAAGGCAGTCGTAAAGCCACACTTTACCACTGATCAGCATCAGGATGAACGTCTGACCGTTGTCTCCGATGTATGGAAGCGCGCATTGGAACGTGCCGGTCAGGCTCTGAGGACCGTAACAGTCTTCTGACCACCCATCAGCCGTTACATTGGTCTGATCGGCGGTAATCTCGGCGTTGTCTGCGGTAATCGTCGTGCAGAGATTGTAATCCTTCTGAACGAAGCCAGGACGAGGAGAGACAAAGCTCTGCCGAAAGCTGGCATTTACCGCGAACGCCACCTGATTCTTGTCCACCTCAGACGGCATCACGCCAGCATCGATGCCACCTTCAAAGGTGACAGACCCATCCGTGTACCTTCGTGGTGCGCGTTCGCTCATGGTTTAAGCCTGAATCCGCTGGATGGAGAACGATGCCCCTTCTCGAACGTAATAACCGTTCAACGATCCGGTTGTTACCAAAATCTCGTAATAATCGCCAGCAGACGCCTGATCGATGTACTGAATAAAAAACGGACCAGAAATGCTTGTAGAGTTTGTTGATTGGGAATTTGTAGGACCAATGTCCGTAACTCCATTCTTTCTGATTCTAAAAGAAACCGAAGACGCGGTTCCAGTGTATGCACTCAACATCAGCGCAACATCAATACTGTAATACCCAGAAAGTGCCGCTGTAAACCGCCCAGTCGATGCGGTAAATCCAGATGCAGTATCAATACCATTCCAAGATCCAGACGGAAAATCGGTCAAACTAAACGGATTCTTAGTCAGACTTGCGCCAACGTCAGGCGCGCCAGAACCGGGTGTTCCGGTAACCCTCCGCGTAAACGTGACGTAGCTAAACGTCGAAGCAGGAGCCGTCGCCGCGATGGTGATTCCGCCAGCACTCGGCGTAATCGTGACGTTTGAGCCAGCGGTAAGTTGAGCCAACGTGAATCCCGAACCATTGCCAATCAGAAGTTGGCCATTGGTTGGAGTGGAGGACAGATTTGTTCCACCCTTCGCAATCGGAAGAACACCGCTGATGTCCGCTACAGGAACAGAAGCAACAGTCGAAACAGCACCAAATCCGCCAGATCCTTGAGTTTTAAGATAACCAGCAGATAGGGAATCAAGAGCCGTGGCACTCGGAATCGAGGCGTCAGGAATTCGAACAATGTACGTCCCAGCCGACGACGCGCCACCGGCAGCACCTGACGGACCTTGCGGACCAACCGCTCCAGCAAGCGTAATGAGCGAACCAGCCGGAATGAGCGTGGTCGGAATAGCATTCGGGATGCTCAAGACTCCAGCAGCCGGATTCTGCAACGTCAATCGAAGCCCATCGACCGACGTAACCTGCATGTATCCAAGACCCTGAACCGAGACAAAGAACTGGCCAGCAACAGATTCTGGAAGGAAGTCAGACGCCGTAACGTACACGAAAACGCTCGCGCCAAGAGCGGGAACAAAAAACGAGGCTGTTGTGTAGGTGAACGAATCGATTCCGTTCGTGCCATTCGTACCGTTGGCTCCCGCAGCCCCTTGAGGGCCGGGGATATTCACGACTACCGGCTCGGAGTCGCAAGGCTGGCAGCAGCCGGATGAAGAAACAAGTTGCGACGGCATAATTTTCCTTTCGCAGAACCTCAAGTCCAGCGAGAACTATTGCAAGGCCAAACTATGGCAGAGCAAGCGTCTGAGCATCCACTTATTCAGCACAAGTATGGAATTCGTTCACCGGTCAAGATTCCTGACCTAGAACTTGAACTTTACGCATTCCGAAACCGACTCCAGCCAAACGAGGGTGGATTGGGTACTTTCGAACATTTTCGGAATGCGACGAAAATGCTATGGCCAAAGCTAAGCTGGAATCCGTGGCTGGAAGCTCAGGTCGAAAGCCTCTGCGAGCATGATTACGTCGGTTGGGCTGGATGCGGTGCGAGCGGAAAGACCTTTGGCGCAACGCTTTTCGCGACAGTCTGGTGGCTGGCCAACCCTTCCAAGACGACCGTCGTTCTGACATCCACGACCGCGAAGATGATCCGAAAGCGTATGTGGGCCAATCTTCAGGATCTTGTTCGGAAATCGCGCGGATTCCCCGGTAATATGGTCGATTCGAAGATGGCGTTACAGGCTATCAAAGGCGACGACCGGCATTCGATTTCAGCTATCGCCGTCGCAGAGGGCAACACCTCGAAGGCTGTGGCCAACATTCAGGGTATTCACGCCGAGCGAGTGATGGTCATCATCGACGAAGCGACGGATACGCCCGAAGCAGCGTTTGAGGCTTGCACAAACCTTTCCAAGGGTTGCCGCGAGTTCAAGATGCTGGTAATCGGCAATCCGGCGTCAAAGTACGATCCGCACGGTCGATTCTGCACCCCCGCAAAAGGGTGGCGCAGCGTCACGATTGAAGACCAGCAATGGCTAACGGAACGCGGCATGTGCCAGCGGTTCGATGGCATGAAGTCTCCCAACATCAGCGAGGGCAGGACAAAGTACCCATATCTGATTACCCATGATCAGGTCTTGTCGGCGATGCGCCATGAGGGTGAGCAGAGTCCTACATTCTGGAAATACACACGCGGATTCTGGAGTCCTGACGGCATGGTCAAGACGGTGCTGTCCGAATCACTCATCGAGACGCACACACCTACAAGAAAGTTGGTGTTTACTACGAATATTCAGTCGGTAGCCGGTCTTGACCCAGGATTTGGCGGCGACAGATGCGTTCTCCGCTTTGCCAAGGTTGGCACCGCTAACGATAAAATTAGCATACTTTTTGGCGATGTGGTCCAGATATCCCCAAACGCTCAGCTAACGGAGCCAGTTCACTACCAGATAGCCAACCGCGTCAAAGAGGAGTGCAGCAAGCGCGGCGTGTCGCCCGATAGGTTCGCTCTCGATTCAAGCGGTGAAGGTGGTGGTTTGGCCGACATTCTGACTCGCGAATGGGGTGTCGTTCATCGCGTTGAGTTCGGTGGTTCTCCATCAACCATCCCCGTAAGCGACGAGGACAGTAGGCCATGCAATGAGG